AGCGTGTTACGCATGTGATGCGTAAAACAAAGAACGAGATGGATCGCTTGATGGCAAGCGGGTTCTACTGTAAGAAAGACTTGGGCGAGCCGATTGCGTTTCACACAGACATTGAGAAGAAGAAAGCCGAAGAGGGTGGATACACGCTGACTAACGACGAGCGCTACACACTGCTTGAGATTCATGCGCACTTGTGCATTGATGGTGTGGACGATGAGGAAGACGACTTAGCAAAACCGTATGTGGTGACTATTGAGCGCGGTACACAAGAAGTTCTTGCTGTACGCCGTAACTGGGAACCAGACGATGAGTTGACACGCAAGCGTGACCACTTCGTGCATTATGTGTATGTGCCCGGTTTTGGTTTTTATGGCTTAGGTTTGATCCACATCATTGGTGGCTACGCACGCGCCGGAACTGCAATTATTCGCCAATTGGTGGATGCTGGCACGCTGTCTAACTTACCCGGTGGCTTGAAGGCTCGTGGCCTGCGAGTAAAGGGTGACGATACACCGATCGCACCGGGAGAGTTCCGTGATGTAGACGTGCCGTCAGGCGCGATCAAAGACAACATCATGATGCTCCCATACAAGGAGCCTAGCCAGACACTGCTTGCGTTGTTACAACGTATTACAGAAGAAGGCCGACGCCTTGGCGCGATCAGCGACATGAACATCAGCGACATGTCTGCTAACGCACCGGTAGGTACAACACTTGCACTGCTTGAGCGCACATTAAAGCCGATGGCCGCTGTACAAGCACGCGTGCACTACGCGATGAAGTTAGAGTTCAAGTTACTCAAAGAAATCATTGCTGACTACGCGCCGGAAGAGTACACATTCGAGCCAGAGCAAGGCCCCCCACGCGCACGCCGCGAAGACTACAAGTCGGTGGACGTCATCCCTGTGTCTGATCCCAACGCGTCAACAATGGCACAACGTGTGGTGCAGTATCAAGCGGCATTCCAGATGTCTGAGAAGGCTCCGCAGATTTACGACTTGCCATATCTGCATCGTCAGATGCTTGAAGTGTTGGGTATCAAGAACGCAGACAAGATCATCCCAATGGCTAATGATCAGAAGCCACGTGATCCCGTATCTGAAAACATGTCAGCGCTTATTGGCAAACCGATCAAGGCATTTATCTATCAAGATCACGATGCACACATTGCAACGCATACGTCGTTCATGCAAGACCCGATGATTGCAGGAACAATTGGACAGAACCCCATGGCACAGCAGATCATGGCTTCATTGCAAGCACACATTGCCGAGCACTTGGGTTTCTCATACCGCAAGCAAATCGAAGAACGCCTTGGTGTGCCACTGCCTCCACCAGACGAGCAGTTGCCAGAAGACATGGAGGTTCAGCTTGCACGCCTTGTTGCAGACGCAGGCAAACAACTTACGCAGGCTCACCAGCAGAACGCCGCGCAACAGCAAGCACAACAGCAAGCACAAGACCCGCTGTTCCAGTTGGAGCAGGCCAAGGTCAAGATACAAGAGATGGAAGTGTCTCGCAAGGCTGCAAAAGACCAAGCCGATTTACAACTTGCAGGACAGAAACTGCAGTTGGATAAAGATCGTGTCGAGATTGAAGCGATGAAGGAAGGCATGCGGGTGGAAGCCCAGCAAGACCAAGCCAAAGAGCGCCTCCGTCTTGATGCCTTGAAGGTGTTAGCAACACCACAACAACAGCCCAAAATGCCGGGCGGTAGGGAGTAATTTATGGCTAAAACCGTCTATGACGTGCTGATCGCAAAATATGCAGAGGATGCGCTCTCTGCAACACAGTTTCTGGCAAACGGAGGGGCTAAAGACTACTCTGAATATCGGGAAGTGGTGGGTAGGATTCGAGGTCTCCAACTTGCCATGCAAACAACCCAAGACCTTTTGCGTTCTCAGGATGAAGACAATGACAATTGAAGTTCAAACCGCTGTTACCGATGACGAATTGGAATTACAACTTCCAAAACCCGTTGGATATAAGCTGCTTATAGCCCTGCCTCAAATTGAGGAAACAATCGGTGATATGGGAATCATCAAGGCCCAGAAAACAATCAATGAGGAAATGCTCATGACTGTGACTGGTTTGGTACTCGACATGGGAGCGCAAGCGTATTCCGACAAAGACCGTTACCCAGATGGGCCATGGTGCAAAGTTGGTGACTACGTAGTGTTCCGCGCTAACTCTGGCACCCGTGTCCGAGTAAATGGTGTTGAGTACCGTCTTATGAACGACGACTCAATTGATGCCGTTGTTGCCGATCCGCGTGGCGTAACGCGTGCATAAGGAATAAACTATGGCGTTCCAACAAGTACAGTTTGAGTTCCCCGATCCCGATAAAGCGGAAGCCGCTGATAAGGGTGTAAAGGAAAAAGCCAATGGTGATTTTGAAATTACCATCGAGGGTCGATCAGACCCTTTGAAGGAAGACAAGCCTGCCAAGCCCGAACGGGCTGAGAAGGAAGAGTCTGAATTAGATATTGAAGTGGTTGACGATCGTGATGAAGACGATCGGGGCAAGCAAAAGTCCAAGGCTCCTATGGAGTTGACCGACGACGAGATGGAGCAATACTCCGAGCGCGTCAAGAAACGACTGCAACACTTCAGCAAAGGTTTCCATGATCAACGCCGCGCCGCCGAATCTGCGGAACGTGAGCGTCAAGAGGCGCTGCGCTACGCCCAGCAGCTTGTTGCAGAAAACAAACAGCTTAAAGGTACGGTCAACAAAAACCAAGAAGTTTTGCTTGAGCAGGCCAAGAAACAGGTTGACCAAGAACTTCTTAGTGCAAAGGGTAAGTACCGACGTGCGTACGAAGCAGGGGACTCGAAAGCCCTTGTAGAAGCGCAAGAAGCACTTACAAACGCTACGCTAAAAGCAGATCGCGTAAAAAACATCACGATACCCCCTTTACAGGACGATAGTTTTGATGTACAAACTGCATACAACACCCCAGAACCGTCTGTTGACACTCGGGCTACAGCTTGGCAATCCAAGAATAAGTGGTTTGGAGAAGACGATGAGATGACAAGTTTTGCGCTGGGGTTGCACCAAAAACTTGTCAAACAGGGCGTCAACCCGCAATCTGACGATTACTACGAGAAGATCAACTCTCGTATGCGACAGTTGTTCCCAGAGCAGTTTACTGACGAGAACAACGACCTAGAGACTGAAGAGCCTCGCCGTAAAGCGAACGTTGTTGCACCGGCTACACGAAGCGTCGCCCCTAAAAAGATTACGCTAACCCGCACGCAGGTTGCACTGGCAAAAAAACTCGGAGTGTCTTTAGAAGACTACGCCAAACAGGTTGCATTGGAAATAAGGAAACAAAATGGCTGAGAACAGACTAAATCGTGAACTGGAAACTCGTGAACAAACGGCTCGTAAGCGTAATTGGATTCGTCCAGATACGTTACCCACTCCTAATCCAGAGGCGGGCTATGACTTTCATTGGGTTCGAATCAGCACACGTGGCGAGTTAGATGCTATGAATGTGTCCCTGAAACTCCGCGAGGGCTGGGAGCCCGTTAAGGCAGTTGATCACCCCGAGATTTTTGTTGCTGGAGTCGAGAATGATCGCTTCAAAGACAACGTCGTTATCGGTGGTTTGATGCTTTGCAAAACCCCTTCCGAGATGGTAGAAGATCGCAACGGGTTCTTTCAAGATCAAGCTGTGTCTCAAATGCGCTCGGTAGACCACAATCTCATGCGCGAAAATGATCCTCGTATGCCGCTTTTCAATGAGCGAACAACGAAGGTGACTTTTGGCAAAGGTACTTAATTTTATAGGAGCTTAATATGGCTTATCCCACGGTAGACGCCCCTTACGGGCTAAAGCCTGTAAACCTGATTGGTGGACAGGTATTTGCGGGTTCAACCCGCTTGATGCAAATTGCAAGTGGTTACGCTACTAGCATTTTTTATGGTGACTTGGTAAAACGTATTTCTGATGGAACTATCGAAAAGGACACTGGCACAACAACTGCCACACCTAACGGTGTTTTTCTAGGCGTAAGTTTTGTTAACCAGTCGACTGGCCAAGTCCAGCAACAACAGTACTATCCAGCCAGTCAAGCAATTGCTTCGGGGACTAAAATCTTCGCTGTAGTCGCTGATGATCCTGATACGCTGTTCCAAGTAGTCTCTTGTTCTTCAGGCACAACCGTGGCTGGAATGGGCATTTCTGCTATTGGTAACAACATTGCTTTGATTCAAAACGCTGGCTCTACCATCACTGGTAATTCCGCAGTGGCAATTGATGAAGGCACTCAAGCTACTACCAATACGCTGCCTATCCGCATCATTGATGTGGTTCGCGAGACAGCAACCGGCGCTGATACATTCGTTGAGTTTATCGTCAAGATAAATGCAACTATGCACCAGTACAACAATTCTACTGGCGTATAAGGAGCATAAACCATGGCTATTTCACGCGCACAACTACTTAAAGAACTTCTCCCCGGCCTGAACGCTTTGTTTGGTTTGGAGTACAAGAAGTACGGCGAAGAGCACAAAGAAATTTTTGAATCCGAGACTTCTGAGCGTTCTTTCGAAGAAGAGACCAAGCTGTCTGGCTTCTCTGCTGCACCTGTTAAGAACGAGGGCTCTGCCATCGCTTATGACAATGCACAAGAAGCATTTACGGCTCGTTACACACACGAGACTATCGCGATGGGCTTCAGCTTGACTGAAGAAGCTATCGAAGATAACTTGTATGACTCTTTATCCGCCCGCTATACAAAGGCTTTGGCCCGCGCTATGGCTTACACCAAGCAAGTTAAAGCTGCTGCAATCTTGAACACTGCCTTTACCGGCGGCCCCACTTATGGTGACGGTCAAGTTCTTTGCTCTACAGCCCACCCCTTGGTTTCTGGTGGTACCAACAGCAATCGTCCTACAGTCGCTGCTGATTTGAACGAGACTTCTTTGGAAGCCGCCGTTATTCAAATCGCTGGTTGGACAGACGAGCGCGGTTTGTTGATCGCAGCCAAGCCCACTAAGTTGATTGTTCCCCCAAGCTTGCAATTCGTTGCAACCCGCTTGTTGGAAACTGAACTGCGTGTTGGCACAACTGACAACGACATCAACGCATTGAAGAACAACGGTTCTATCGCTGGTGGTTATGCAATTAACCACTACTTGACAGACACCAACGCTTGGTTCTTGTGCACCGATGTACCTAACGGCTTGAAGCACTTCGTTCGTACTCCATTGCAGAACAGCATGGACGCTGACTTTGACACAGGCAATGCCCGTTACAAGTCTCGCGAGCGTTATAGCTTCGGCGTTTCTGATCCTCTGGGCATCTTCGGTTCGCCCGGCGCTTAATAAAACAGCCCCACAAGGGTAAGTTTGAGGCCACCTTCGGGTGGCCTTTTTGTTGTCATAAAGTTAAACTACTATCAATTTGCAGCCGTTTTGGTTGCACTAACACAGGGGCAAATCATGAAATTTGAAATGGATTTTGGCGTTTATGGCAATAGCAAATTGGTTATCGAGACTCACGATTTTGACGTCATTGATATCTTCCAAAAGTTTGTAGAGTTTCAAGATCACTACGGTTGGGCTGTTGAGTACGAAGCCACGGCTGTGCTTGGCGATGAGTTTGAAGATGACACCGACGAAGAGTTAGATGGCGCTGAGACTGAAGCTGCAGCAGAGGCCGCTAAAGAGTAAATGTATACACACTGTATATACAGTCAGGGGGCTTCGGCCCCTTTTTTCTTTTTGGCTTTTTTGTTTTGACGTTCGTTGTGGTGATGTATACGGTGGCAGTTGGCGCAAAGCACAATGCACTTCTTGACTTCATCCATAGCACGTTTAAATGCGCGATTTTTAATTAGCTTGTTGACAGACTCTTCTTTGGTACTGCTATCTACGTGGTGAAAGTCAAAGGTAGCCGGATGATTCTGTCCGCACTGTACACACGATAATGTAGCTTTGAAGCTACGCCACTGATCTTTGTATGCTTTGGCCGAGGCTCTACTGGCGGCAATTACAATTTCTTTATTGTTGGCGTAGTACGTACTTGCGTACGTTTTTTGTTTAGTTTGCTTAACAATTTTATCTTTATACGGCATGTTTGATCCGGTACTTCCAATACAACGCCGTTTTTAAACCCCAAGGTTTAAATGGTTCAAACATTTTGAAACCCATAGCTATCAAACTGTTCGCAGATGCAGGGTTTTGATTAGTGTCGGTGATGACCCAATTCATGCCTAACGCTTTGGCTTTGCGAATCCGCGCTTTAATAAACCTCTTCTGAAGCCCGCGTCCACGATGAGCGTGTACAACACCTGCCCGACAAAGATACATAGTGTCAGACCAACGACTAGAGGGAACAACACCAGCGAACCCAACAGCCTCACCGTCCTGTGTGTAAGCGACATACCAGTAGCCTTTTGTAATTGGGTAAATTTTATCGTGGGGGAGACACGTTTTTTGAAGCAACGTCAGTAGTTGCACCACCTCTGGCTGACGAGTATCGACAGGAATGACGCGGTATTTCATGCCCTTATAATGCCGAAAAATTGTGACAAGAAAATAAATGTTGCAAACCACAAAAACGCGTGTTATAAACACAGTAATCCGGGCTTATCCGGTGTTCTGACAGTCCCGGCTGACGACATGCAGACAG